TCGTCTTTATAGACATCTTCAGGGCGTATCTGGCGGTAATGTTTGTCAGTCACATCACTGCCAACCTTATGCCCGACAAGCACTTGAACATGGTCCTTGCTTTTGTTCTCATCAAGAAGCTTGTTGATGTAAAACCTACGCAATCCATGAAAACCAAACTTTTGCACCTTTGCCTTAACACAGGCTTTGTGTAGGACCGATTTTAATACATCACTTGCTGCGAATAAATTACCTTTGGCATTGGTAAACAGCCATTGACTATCGCTAACTGATTTAAGCTGTGCCAAATCATCTTTGAGGTCTTTGCTTATTCTAACTATGCGATTGCTTCCGGCGGTCTTAGTATCGCCTAGCTCACCCCTGTCATTGCTTAGTCTAATGTGGATCTTATCACCGTCGATAGCATCCCACCGGAGAGCAAGTATCTCACTGATCCTCATACCGTTTGCAGCGGCAAGCTTGATCATAACTTTCTTCCAATGCACCCCTGTCACATTCAGTATTGCAAGAACTTCCTCTTCAGTTGGTGTGTAACGCTCTTGTGACTCCCGCGTTTCTAAAGGATCAAGGTCAACACAAGGATTGTGTTGCACCAAGCTTTCTTGCCGGAAAAACTTAAATATCCTACGCAGAGTCCCGACGATTGTGTTTGCATACTGTGGAGACATTCGCTTCTCTAGTTCTTTTTGAAATTTCATTACGTTTTGTGTGGTAATGTCCTCAATATCCATATTGCCGAAATGCGGTAGGATATGTTTGTTAATATGCACCAAAAGAGTTGTGCGCCTGTTAGGTCTTAGTCTACGCCCATATTTTGAGTCACTCTTAAAGTTCTCAACTCTTTCGTCTATCTCAGCTTTGTAGAGCGTAATTAGATCCACCAGAAGTGAGGATTGCTCTTTATCTAACGTGCCATTGTATTTTAGCTTTATGTCTTGTTTTTGCGCCCACGCTATCGGCTCTCTGCCCTTTGGAACTTGTCGCATTTTCTCAGTGTTGGTTTTCTTATCCATATATCGGATTACATAGGTTTGCTCACCCCTGCGTTCTCGTAGATGTAATTTAAGGTGTTTACCTTCCCATAGTGCCATATTTTCTCCATTCATTATCTTATCAGGTAAAGACTGTTTTACCCTTTTATCTTGTTATTCTATTCATGTATGAATGGTTATGTCCATAAAAAAAGAGGCGTACCCCACACGAGATACGCCTAACTTATTGATAACAATGTAATTTAAATTATATTCACGCAATATTCACGTTATAGGTAATATTCTTTTGCCAAGGTAAATGTCGAGAGTTCGAATCTCTTCGCCCGCTCCATCATTTTACCAGTAAAAACAACAACTTACGGCAAGTTATTTTGGAATATTTTTGCGGTAAGATTAGAATACTCGTGACCAAAATGGCTTGGTCACTGGATTGCATTTACTTTTCGTGACCATTACTTGAGCCACTCATAGATTCTAAATGTTTGATCTGTACGCTCATCTAAGTGATTATACCCGCCATTTACCTTCTTGGTTACACGTTTGCATGTGTCTTTGTTCACACCCTCGTCACAGATTTTCCAAAGCCCTCGCCGCTTATTGAAATACCACAAGGCGCTCTCCATAGGATAGTGTGACGCGATTAGTTGTGGTTCATCCATCACGTCCGGCAAGCGCATATCACTGGCAAACTTACGCACGTTTGCACGTCCCGTAATTTGCAGAAATCCGCGTCCACGAAATGCCCATCCATCACCAGGACGAGTATTACCTAATTTATTTTTTGCCCCGCGAAATTTATCCATATACACATAGTTTGCAAGGGCTTGCGGGTTCCTAGCATATGGTTTTGCATCTGCACGACTTTTAAAATATCTGCCAAACTTTTCCATTAAACGCTCAACGGAGTAGTTGAGGTTTTCTTCAACGGCTTGAAAGCTCATACTTTCAATACACACCTGTCCTAAGAAATGTGCAGCCCTATTCCTCGACAAATCATAATGCTTCATAATGCCTTTTGCTGTATTAGGCCCAAATTGACCATCTGGCGTACACCCACAACGTTGCTGTAAGTTTCGTAATCCTTCACTCATTATCTTTCTCCACTGGTTTACGTCCCCACTGCCTTTGGTATCCATCTGCTTCATAGCTCTCAGCCCACTTATTCTCAGTATATGTCGCAAACTGAATTAGCATTTCGTTCTCTTGATAAAGTTGGTCAATCCACTCAGAATTATCTTTAACCTGGGTTTCTAGATGTTCGATCCGGTGAGCTTGTTTACTCACCCACCAGACGCCACCCACCAATTGCACTAACATGGCAAGCACAAGGCCAAGAGGAAGCTTTAAATCGCTCATTTCTTCACACCGTAGTACTTAGACACTGCACGATTACCAAACCAAAAGCTCATTATTGCAGCAAACAAGCCTTGCGTTTCTGGCGTCCACATCAGCGGTATTGCATCTTGCCAGTTTCCACCTTCAGCCATTACTTTGAGCATTACGACTATTTGTACGGCAACGAATAAAGCAAAAAAAGCATAAGTAATAACGGGGCGTACACTGCCTCGCAGCCCATTAACAAAACCTCCGGCGTCAATTGCATCATGCTTGTACAACCCCTCAGTTTCTTTGATCTCCGCTTGCTTATCTATGATGTTTAATTTTAGCTCATTGCGCTTGGTCATCATGTCCATTTCAACGCTCATTCGCTCAAGGTTGTGCTTATGATCTTGGCTTGCTTTAAAGTAGTTAAGCACCTCTGGCAAAAACGACGTACCGAACCCAAGCAAACTGCCTAGTAATGTCATCATTGGTCACTCTCCATTTGCATGGTTGTTTTCTTTGTTTCTGCTTTTGCTGAATAAGCATTAAAACCCATAAAAGCTGCCACAACGCCACTAGCCGCAATGACGTAAACACTCGCTATGTCTGTAATTAGGCTTGCCGCTTTGTCGAAACCCAAGACTGACGCAAGCAAGATGATAAACGGATAGATTAGCATACCCATTAAAGCAAAACCTGTGAACCTACGCTCTGCATTCCGCTTTAAATCACGGTCAATCATTTCTAGGCGTCGATCTTCAAGTGCAATCTTGTTCCACTCTGCCTTTTCGATTACGCCGTTTCCGTTAGTGTCAGCTTTTTCAAACTCTGTCATTAGCTCGCCTCGCTATTTTTAACGCAATCTTGCGCTCACGAGTGATAACCACCACTCGCCCTTTACTGTCATAAACAACAAACTTTTTCTTAATTTCTCTGAGTTTCAAAGCTCTAGTTTAATGCACACAACTTTTGATTTATCGCTTGTCACAAGAACGCTTGCGTCCTCTTTGGCTATCTCGCAAACCTCTTGCTTGGTGTAGCTTCCAATGTGGTAGTGTTCGAACCCAGACGTTGATAACTGAACCCACAACAAAACCCACATTCACCAACGCCCCTGCCACTTACCTAAGAAGTAAAAAGCAACAAATAAAATGCCGCCACTAAGTACAAAGATAAGAGCACCAATGGCAAAGTTAATAGCCGCATCAACTTGCTCTTGCTTGCGATAAAGCTCATCTTTTCTTTGCTTTCTCATTTGGGCCTCAATCGCCAAAACCTCTTTCCATGCGCTAGGCCCATAAACGAAAGAAATTTCATCCTTAATGGTTTGGCGCATTTCCTCAAACTTACGCTTATTATTCCATATCAAGATCGCGCTTTCCTCATCAGAACCCCGAAATGTTTTTTTCCAAAAAGGTGGATTTTTTTCACGCTCTTCAAGTTGTGTAAAATCAGAGAAAGCTTTACCCCATTGCGCTAATTGACCCGACATTTCTTGTAGATCTTTACCCGCACCAATAGCCGCTTTAATTGCTTTAAAGCTACCTGTTGCTAGGGCAACGCAACTTATTGGGTCCATTTACATTCTGGTGATAATGGTAATCAGCATGAGGATCATAGCACCCGCTGATCCGATTAATATATTCTCGAGTTTTTTAATTCTTAGTATGGTCTCTTTCCAACGTTCTTCTAGTTGCGTCTCCACTTTGACCATCCTTTTATCTAAACTTGCTAATGTAGGTTTACTCATTCAATTACTCCGGTTTAGTAGGCCAATCGCTATCTTCAAGATGAGGCCAGTTCTTATGCGTTGTCAAATCACGCAATAATTGTCTGTACGATTTCATCTCATCAGACATTGTAACGTCAGATAGGGCGTAGAAGTCTGTTGTGCCTAATAAAAAGTCACGATTGCTTCTGTTTCCGTTTGCTATACCCTGATTGTACTCTTGTATTTCTTCATCAGTTTTTTCAGCAACATTCCAAGTCATTTCCCAGTTGCCGTTTACAAGAGAAGGTTCCTCGCTTTGCGACAGGTTTTGTGTAGCCTCATTATAGCTTGGGGCAGTTGTTACGCTTACTGGATAAACACCCCACTCAGCAAATTGCTCATCTGTTAAACTGCGTGGAAAAGAAGTTTGTGGGTTTTCACTTCTCAAGTCACCTAATGAATAAGGAAACTTTTCTATAGAACCGTTTTTTATTTTTACATACATGTTTTTCTCCTTAAAGATTAAGTGTCGTTGTACCAAGAGAAACAGCAGAGTTATCTAATGTGTACGATGTAGAGCTTTGGTATCGCTGTGCGGTTTGCGTTCCTAAGTCTGATATAGAAATACCGCTAAGACTGTTTACTGTCGGATTTGAAAGAGGCTGAATAAAGATGTTTCCATTCTGACCACTAGCTGACCAATCTTTAGGTGCTGAACATGCAAACTGCCTATCGTTACCAACGCCACTTACAACCGTACCATACCCACCAAGCCAGACATTATCTGCATTAGTTGAACCTGTTGTTCCTTGAGAATATAAATGTGCAGAAGTACAGCCTACGATGTAACCGCCTTGATAATTACCGCTTGTGTCGGTGGCATAAATGCACACACCATATCTATTTGATGAGAGTGGTGTGTATGAACTGTTTAACATAACCATACCGCTATGATATATGTACCCATCATTATTATCATAATGCGTTCCAATATTTCCAACATTAACTATTTCTTGAAATACATATTCCTTGGCATGAGAGACGCTAATGTTGTAAGTACTACTTGGGGAAAATTTAATATAAGCAGGGGCGTTGTTTGTTGTTGTACCCATACAACCCAAGTAAGCATTTCCTGAACTGTCGGTTGCTATTTTGTTGTGATAATATTGCAATTCTCGTGCAGATGACGAACTTATTGAATAATATTTACTGTTATGGCTACTTGAGGCTTCTCTTGCTATATACCAATATCCACCATATCCACCGTGACCTGATACCCAAATTGTGTCAGAAGATGTAAAATTGTACTTTCCACCAATATGCCAATGAGTATTCCCACCATTATAAACACCGTTTACTGGTATTGAAGATTGCTCACTTGCGGCTTTTTTAAAAATAACACCATTCGCCCAAGGCACTGTCCCATCCCGATACATCAAAATACAGCAAAGATCACCATTGTTGATACCAATAGGGTTTGTAGGTTGAGAAATTCGCCATCCAGAAGAAGTAGAATTATTATACCAAGTATTCGTAGTGCCAACGTTAAAAGTAGCATTAAGCTCATCATTAACCAAGTACATCTGTTGATAGTTATAACTTGGCTGTATTGACCTAACTAAGCCAAAATTTGCCATGTTGCCATACGTGTATGGTGAGCCGTAACTGCTTCCTGTATTACTGTTGTTCGTGTCGTGACTTTTTGAAGTGTTCAACGACCCATCTGGATTCCAGACTAAATATACTGTTCTTACATTAGATGCATTTCTAATGGACTGTAGAAAATAACCATTAGAGTTTACTGCACCTTGAACATAAGCCGCAGAATATTGCACACCACTCGTACTTGTCAGATGCGAAAACCAAGCACTACTACCACCTGCGGAAGCAAACATTAATTTTTTATATGCAACCATTTTATATTACCCCATCGCCTGACCCGCCGCAAAACCATAATAGGTTGTGCCGCCGCTGTAAGTTACGAATACAAATACATCTACCGCGCCACTTGTCGTTGAAAGCGTTGGTGCAGTTGCATTAGGCCAATCTACAGAACTAGGCCAAGTGATTGTTCTAGCTGTACTGTCTTGTGTGACCTTTAGCGTAAACGCAGAAGCACGACCCGACGCTCCTGGGTTGCTGAACGTATACGTGACGTTTTCGGTCAATGTGTGAGTGAAATTCGTGCCAGTATGAAGATCTAAAGTTGCAGCAAGGCTAGATGATGTAATTGCAGTGCTTTCCTCAACAATACCATTGTCAAAAGTAACAACTCCATTTGCATCAGCCGTGACAACCTTACTTGCTTGTGACGTTCCAAGTGTTGTGAGATCGTTGTAGTTTAACTCAGCGGCAGTAGCCGTAACGCCCAAATCAGACAAAGCTAAAGTGCTTAACTTGCTGTTAAGTTGAGTTTGAATATTGCTTGTCACACCATCGACAAAGTTTAGCTCTGCGCCAGTTGCGGTAATCGTTGTTCCACCAACCTTAAACGCTGTAAAATCCGGTGAGGTTAATGCACTTGTACCAACATCCATGTCTTTGAGGTGCCCCATAATAGCCCTAAGAGCGTTATTGACGTTTGAGGGGGCCATACCTTCGTCTATATCAATGTTGGCTACATCCGTATTCGATGAAGCCGTAGCACTGTACTGTGCTATGGTGTTCTTAGCCATTATTCAAATTCCTCTTCTAATAGTTCTGAACCGTCAAATATTCCCGCTTGCACCAGAACAGCGTTTAGCCTCTTATTTCGTGCAGCTTTCAGTTTTGCCGTAGTAGGTCTTTCTAATAAATCAGCCATTAACTTTGGGTCTTTTATTGCTTCAGCAAGAATGGTCTTAACTCTGAGCTTTGGCATCTTGTCGAAAACCTTTTGTGCGGTTCTTACCCCTGCCCCTGCTAACACCAATGGAGCACCCGCCGCTTGTCCTAGCGCACTAGAACCGCCTAAGTTTGCACCGCCAATTCTCAGCAATAAATCAAAGAAAACATCTTCTTTACCCAACAGGTTTTCAAACTGTTCTGTGTTTGCCAGTGCGCTTTCAAACTCTTTTGTCTTGGCTATTAAACGATCAACGTTTTTCATTTGCTGTGAGTTGAACAAGCCGTTTACCATCAAGCTCTGCCTAACAGTCTGATTACCTGTTTTTGCATTTAATATTTGCTCAAGCCTGTTGCCTGATATCATTCCTGATCCAGTAGAGGCGCTGTCTAACAGTGTCTCGTACACACCATATCGTAGGCCATCCATGACGCTTGGATCTCTAGATCTTTTAGCAAGCCTCGCCACATCCCTAATGCCCCCTGCAACATCATTTGATTTTAAAACGTTCAAAACAAAATCGTTTACATTGTTTGTACCTAACACCTTGGCAGCGGTGGACTTCTCTCTTGCAAACTTAGTCCCATCTTGGGCTTGCTTGGCTGCTCTTTCAGCTAATCGTGCGGCTGTTTCAGTGCTTCTAAAAGAGTCGGTCAAACCTAAGTCTTGTATTGTTTGAGCGTTAGACTTGATAAATCTATCAAGCTCTTGAGGGTTAATAGAACCATCATAATTTGTGGCTTTATTTGCAAAAGATTGCAGAAAGTTTTGCTGCAACTGCATCATGTCACCAGATTGATCACCCGCTGCATTTCGTAATGCTTGCAGATTAAGTAAAGTTTGCTGATCTTGCCCACTTCTCGCAACGTCTAGCGTTCTAGTAGGATCAACGGTTATACCACCATCACGATCAAAACCTAATGTTTTACCTACAAAACCCTCAGTAAACTTTCTGTTAAGTTCCCTTGAAAATGCTCTTGCTGTTTTAGCTATATCTCCTTCAACTGGCTCTAAATCTTTAAGTATGCCATCAGAAACTTCACGATACATTCTTGCGTCATTAAATCTTTTTTGCGCTCTAGCCTCTCTAGCAAGCTCTAA